CCAAAGGGTAATATTTACCAACAATTTACATTGACAGGTAACAATTACATAAAACAAAACATTTACAACATTTACAATCTACATTTCATTATGGCACACATTAATGATTTGGCGACTATCTCTGGGGCTCCGGCCGCAGCTGTTGATAAGGTTGTCTCCGAACTTGCTTGCAAAAAGATTTACGATGACACCGTATCCACACTGCAGTCGCTAGACCGTAGACCGAAGATCCATTTTTCTCGAGCACTCAGTCAGGACCAAGTTGCCTTAGTATCGAAAGCTTACCCCGAGTTCAACGTACAGTTCACTGGAACCACAAATTCAGTGCACAATCTTGCGGGTGGCTTAAGAGCCTTAGAACTGGAGTGGATGATGACCCAAATTCCTTACGGGTGTCCCACATATGATATTGGCGGAAACTTTTCCGCACACATGCTCAAGGGACGCTCGTATGTTCATTGTTGCAATCCCATGCTTGACATTAGAGATATTGCAAGAGTACAGGGGTATCACGAGAATATTCAAAGATACATTTGCAAACACTCAAAATTTGCAGCTTCTGACACTCACCAGCAGCGGGCAGGCTTACATCGTTTTTCGAGGGCACTACCGGAATACCAGATTGAAGCATTTGAGATTTATCAAAACAACACATCTTTGATTACATGTAATGATAAATTTCAAGATTGTAAAATTCCTGTGGAAGATGGTAGTTACGCCGTCGCTTTGCACTCAATATATGATATTGACAGTCACGAGTTGGGGCCTGCGTTGTTGCGGAAAGGTGTTAGAACGATGTATGCAGTATTTCATATGAGTGAAGAAGTTGCAATGGGTTACTCTGAGGGCACCCTGCCCGAGATTGGGGCGAGTTTTTCTCGTCAAGGAGAGGATATTTTGTTTTCTTTTCACGAGGAAAGTACACTGGCTTATAAGCACAAATTTAAAAATTTGCTTGCTTACACAACCAGAACTTTCTTCCCTGCGAGTACTAGATATGTATATTTTAAGGAATTTCTTTGTTCTAGAGTCTGTACAAAGTTTGTTAAATTTTCTTTGGTTGATACTTTTTGTTTAAATAAAAGTGTTTTTAGGCACCAAGCGGACATCGACGACGAGTTAGATTTTTGTTGGGAAAAGAACTCATTATGCTGTTCACTCGCTGAACAAACTCCGATCTTCACCGACAAAGCTCTAATGAGTGTTTGGTTTCCGAAAGGTTCCAAGTGTGTTTTGGTTCCTATTTTTGACGGTTTCTTTGAAAAGTCTGAGCATATCAGTGAGTCTTGGGAATTGGTAGATAAAACATTTGTTTACACAGTGTTGAATCACATCCAAACATACCAGGCTAAACAACTTACTTTTCAAAACGTACTGTCTTTTTGCGAGTCGATTAGGTCTAGAGTCGTGGTCAATGGTACTAGCGTCCGAAGTGAATGGGACATACCACTAGAACTTATCTCCAAATTGTCGTTGTCACTTTTCCTCATTGCAAAATTCAATAATCTCAAGGCTGATACTGTCGTAAATTCTTTTGATTTTAAAAAACGGGGGGTATTTTCTTTGATGAAATCGAAGTTCAAGGAGTTCATGCAAGAACACACTCAACCATTAACGTGCTGGTTACTGAATAAAGGCTTCGTAAAATCTGTTGAGGATAGGTTAGAAATCAGAGATGTCAATCTTATGATGACATTCGAAGATTCAATAAGACTATCGTTAAACGGTGATGGTGAAGTCAGAAAGGTTAACGTAGGCGCTTGTTTGGAAGAGTGTGAAAAGTTGTACATCCTTGCGAGTGAAATAACTAAGAATTTTCCCTCTGTTAATTTTGATCAAGAGAAGTTCCGACAATTCTGCGATAATATGAAAGTTGACGTCGACACTGTGTCCAAGGTTTTAGTAGGTTTGGACTACAAGGGGATTTCGGACTTTACACTGGCTGGTCTCGGACATTCTGAATGTAGGGAGAGTGCATTGGCTGCGACATTGTGTGAAATTCCAGAGTCAGAAAAATCAAAAAGAAAAGAAAAAATTTCTGTTGTACAAAGTCGAGTCTTAGGAGGAGTGCTTAGAGATTCTTCGCCACCCAAAGAACATTTTGTCATTAATGACAGGCTTGAAACAAAGAAAATTTGGAGGGAGAAGAAAACTTTTGATATGGATATTGCAGGTGTTTCAGGTGAGAAGAACATGTCCTTCACATTGCTTGACGATGATGGTGTCGAGACCGACCTTAGTGACATGCATGGTAAACTTGTGAAGGAATTTCCAGGGCTACATAAGAAAAAAGTGCTCGCGTATACCGGAACTGTTAAGGAAAGACAGATGAAAAATGCTGTCGATTACTATGCGGCAACGATATCCGCTTCACTCAACAATCTTCAGAAGCTAGTACATGACTATATGCCAGGTCAGACAAAAGGCTTCAAGTCATACGGTGTGTATGATTGTGCTAGCAAAACATGGCTTTTGACACCTCCCACGCATGGGCACGCTTGGGGGGTAGCAGACACTGATGAAGGAGACAAGGTGGTATACTTATCCGCAGACAAGGAAGATCAGAAGAACTTGCTCTGTCCCAAAAATTGGAAGAGAGTTGCTGTAAGTGCGGAGTCTATGTTGTTTTCAGCGATGAAAATCTACCAAAGACTTCTGAACATTGAGATCAAGGAACCACAGTGTAAAATAGTTTTAGTCGATGGGGTCCCAGGTTGTGGGAAGTCGGCTGAAATTATAGAACGCTGCAACTTACAAGAAGATCTGGTGCTCTGCGCTGGCAGAAATGCAGCAGAAATGCTGAGGGGTAGGTTAAATAAATTGGGCAAGGGTGCTACAAATGTTAATGTCAGAACAATTGACTCTTTCTTGATGAATCCAATGCCCATATCCTTCGATACGGTTTGGGTTGATGAGGGCCTCATGGTACACACCGGAATTATTAATTTCATAGCTTTATTTGCTAAGGCTAAGGTGATTAATGTTTTCGGCGATACAAAGCAAATTCCCTTTTTGAATAGAGTCATGGATTTCGACTACCCAGATGAGTTAAGAACTTTGGTTGTGGATAATGTTGAAATGAGAAGTGTGACAAAGAGATGCCCTTTGGATGTAACATTGCAATTAAATGAAATTTACAAGAGACATGTTACATCAAGCAGTACTGTGGAGAAAAGTTTGGAAGTCAAGAATTTGATCGGTGCTGCAGAATTTGAACCTTCGAGGTACCCTGAGGACTTTGACCAAGTCATTGTCTTCACACAGGCAGAAAAACAAACCCTCAAGAAAAGGGGTTACAAGTCGGTCCATACGGTGCATGAAGTTCAAGGTGAAACGTTCAATAAGGTTGCACTAGTCAGACTAGACCCCACTCAACTTTCAATTGCCGAAAAAGGGTCGCCTCATTTGCTGGTTGCGTTGTCTAGACATACTCATAGATTAGTGTATTATACTGTAAAGTTAGATGCATTAAGTTCTTTAATAGAAAAGTTAAATAATGTACCTAGTTTTATTTTACAGACCTTTAGAGTAGATTCCTCCGCTAAATAGCAATTAATGGACCTTCCTGTGTATGAGCACAAAAACCTTCACAAAGAAACCCGGAAGATGAATGTTGCTTCTGATTTGCAATATTATTATGACCTTTGTCTTCCCGGTAATAGCACAGTGATGAACGCCTTCGATGCAGTCACAATCCGCACTTCAGACATAGCTCTTAACAGTCAAGATGTGAGATTGACGCTGTCTAAGTTGGATCCGGTACCAGAGTTAATCAAAGAACGTTCGAGGGAATACTTAGAACCCATACTAAGGACCTCTGTTGAACGGCCGAGAACTACTGGTCTGCTTGAAAACTGGATAGCAATGATTAAAAGAAACTTTGACTGTCCAGAGCTGTCGGGTGATGTGGATGTTGATGCTGTTGCAGAGAAGGTTGTGGATAGATTTTTCAAAATCTTTGTGAACAAGGACAGATTAGAACCAGACTCATACATAGGCAGTAGCGGAAATATCTCAGAATGGATAGACAAACAGACACCTGCTACTCTTGGGCAGCTTGAAAAGTGCAACTTCATGGGTGCTGTGAATGAATATAAGCACATGATCAAAAGGCAGGCAAAGGCCAAATTGGATAACTCCATTATGTCCGAGTACCCTGCGCTTCAAACAATTGTCTACCATTCAAAGGATATTAACGCTCTGTATGGTCCCATTTTTGATGATATGACACGGAGGTTGCTTGAGTCTTTAGATGCTAGTAAGTTTTTGTTTTTTACTAGGAAAACACCTTCAGATATTCAAGATTTCTTTTCTGACTTGTCTTTGAAACAAGAGCTTGATGTTTATGAACTGGACATTTCCAAATATGACAAGTCTCAAAATGAATTTCATTGCGCTGTGGAGATGAAAATTTGGGAAAGATTGGGTTTTGATTCCTATCTTAAGTTTGTCTGGGAAAAGGGGCACAAATACACCACAATTACAGACTACGCAGCTGGCATTAAAACCGCTGTTTGGTATCAGAGGAAAAGTGGTGATGTGACTACATTCATTGGAAACACAATAATTATCGCCGCCTGCTTGGCTTCATGTATGCCTTTAGAACATTGTTTTAAGGCAGCCTTTTGCGGTGATGATTCAATTGTGTATATGCCCAGAGGAATTGAATGCCCAAATATACACCAAGGTGCAAGTTTGATGTGGAACTTCTCAGCGAAGTTATTCAGGAGAACTCATGGTTACTTTTGTGGTAGATACATAGTGCGTCACAACAGTGGTTGTATTGTGTATCCTGATCCACTTAAGTTAATTACAAAACTGGGTAACAAGAGCATAAAGAATCTTGAACACCTTGAAGAGTTTAGAGTTTCGCTTTTTGATGTCTTTAAGCCTTTAGCTAATGATTGTTATGTTTTGTTTTTAGATGACGCAATTCGTGAGGTTTTCCCTCAGGCTTGCAGTTGTTCTTTTGCTTTGTGTGCATTGTATAAATATTTGAGTGATCCTTTGAGTTTTAGATCCCTGTTTGTTAAACCTGAGCGCTATAATGGCGTTGGTTGAACTGAAGGAGCCTAAGCAACTTAAAGTCAACGACTTTGTGAAGATGTCCTTCGCGGACAAATTACTTCCCAAGTCGATGACTAGGCTGCGAACGGTGTCCATCAGCGAGACTAATGTAGTTAAACTCACGGGTTTAGGTTCCACTGTAAATTTAGATATTTTGAAAGGAATTGTTTTACATCCAGAGTCTAAATATGTTTCAGTCAGAGGTGTCGTTGTCTCCGGTGTTTGGATGGTTCCAGAAGGTTGCAGTGGGGGGGCTACTGTGACATTGATGGATAGGAGAATGAAGGGTTTTAAGAGTGGTTTAGTTGCTGAATTTAAAACGAGAGCTTCCGCTAGGAACTTTCAATTTAAGTTCATACCAAATTACTCTTTGTGTGTTGATGATGTGAAAAGAAGTCCATGGGAATTATTCTTTAAACTCGTGGGAGTTCCAATCGAAGATGGTTACTATCCTTTAGCCATTGAGATAGCTACTCTTGTTGAGCAGTCCAGGACGATAATAAACCATGGGCTTAGGGCTACAATCCTAAAACGTTGTGACGATATTTCTGATTTAGATCTACCTTCTGTCGATATTGATGAGTCTTTATCTTTAATTAGTAATAAAAATATCATTTCAAAAAGAAAAACCTATAAAAAGAAAAAAGTGAATAAAATACAAAAAACAGAGTCTGAGTCGTCTGAATTTGCTAGAGTCCCAGTTGCTAGGGGAGAAGAATTGAGTGAAAGTGGAGATAATAGTGATTTTTAGTATTTGTGTTGTTTAATGATTCACAGAGTCTTATTTGACGATATGTATTCGTAAAACAATGGCATATACTAATATATCAACCGTTAATCTTCAATATTTTTCTCGTTCTTATATTCCTGGCGTTGAATTTATAAATTTGATAATTTCGGGTTTAGGTCAGTCTTTCCAGACTCAATCCGCTCGGGATGAGTTCAGGGCACAACTGATCGGTAGTTATAAAGTGGTGGTGACCTCAACTGTGAGATTTCCGGAGAATTCGATCTACTTGTGGGCAAATAATCCGGCTATACGACCTTTGTTGCTTGCTGTGTTTCAGGCGTTGGATACTAGAAATAGGATCATTGAGGTGGAGTCAGCGAATGCTATCAATCCAACAAGTTCCGAAACTCGGGAGGCAACAAGGAGAGTTGATGACGCAACGGTGGCCGTAAGGTCACAGTTGCAGTTGTTGTTTGATGCTCTCTCCGGAGGTACTGGTCTATATGATCGGAAATCCTTTGAAGAGGCATCTGGGCTGGTATGGGAAGAGGCAGCTGCGACGGGTACAGCCGGGACTTCGGGGGCAGGTACATCTACTACAGTATAGTAGGTATAATGTAAGTTAAATAAAACGTCATTTACAGACGTCTAAATTGTAAACGCGGTTTCAGCGATATGAAATAGTGTTTTTCTGTCCACTCAAATCGAACAGAAACAAACGTGGTGCATACGATAATGCATAGTGTTTGCCAATCCACTTAAATAGAATTGGCGACAACTTCCGGGGTCTACTGTGTAGACGGAAACGGAGGCCGGCAAGTGCTGGGTCCATCAAGACACGATGGATAAGAGAGGTGCAATTCCTCCCCTTAACCGTGGGTAACGGTCCCC